GCCGGTCTTTGTACCCATCCACTCGGATGTGCATGGGTTGGATCCGCGGCTTTCGGATGAATCCGCCAATTGGCGGGGAGTTGGCAGGTCTAACTATCGTTTGTTGCTTCGGCCGATAGCACCTGCCACGAACATTCTTGTTCACATGGGGCCAGCGTACTTGCCTCTCCCCCTTGGTACCTGCTTTTGCTGGTACCTCGGGGGAGGGGCACGCATGCCGGCCCCATGTTAATGAGGACCAGACACAAACCAAACACACATACTGGGATATCACATCATATACACATCTCTGGCCTTTTGGCCCATTGCTCCACACGAACTGATTGAAGGTCTTTTCGGGTGGTTTTGGGGTTGCGCTTTGTGCTTCTATAACAGTCGAAGTGGTTTGCTAGATTTAGAGCCTCTAGCCCGAAGGGTAATACCTGTTTTCCACACTGTTAGGGCCTCCGTTGCGTGCGCTTCGGTTACCACGCCGTGCTCAGCCATCGCGTCCCATTGCTGACCGCCTGTCCGCTCTCGACACAACCCGTTTCACTTTTCACCAGTTCTCGTGTGTGAGTGTTCGAGATGGCTGCCGCAGCTCCTCCCAGAGCTGCTGCACCGCCATTGCGCTCTGCCTTTAACCAAGCTGCGCTTCAGTATGCGGCAGCCTCAGCCCCTGGTGCGACCGTGGATCCGGTCGACCCAGTGGCTGCGGCACATCCGTATCTGTTGCCACCGCACTACCCACGTCCCACCCATAGCATTCCCGGCGCATTGTGCTCTGAGAGCGTATTGCGCTGCGCCAACACTTTGGTGCGCCTCAAGGGGTTTGAAGGCACTGCCTCCCCCATCGTACTTCGAACGCGCTGTCCGCCGCGCGGCCTCCGGATCCATGAGATGATCCGTCGAGTTCAACACTTAGATCCAAAATTGCCAGAAATGGTTTCCTTTCCCGTGTATGTTTGTGACGCTTTGCTCACGGCCGCACCTCCGCGTGCGACCTTGAACAATCCAGCCCTCCCTCCTCCTATGGTCCTCCGCCCCAACTTTACTCTTGTTCATGGCTGTCCTCGGCCAGATCATTACGCTATCGTCTTTTTGCCCCCACCACCACACCTCCCTGGTGGTAATGCACATTGGACGTTCACCCAGGTCGACCCTATTTTGGATTGTATCCCCATCGACCCACCCCAGTCACCAGCCAACGCTAATCCCGTTATTATTTTCACCGCTGCACCCATACGACCGACGGCAACCATCTTCTGGCGCTGTTGGCCCAAAGCTGAGAATACACGCGCTTTCGAGGAGGCTTGTGCCTTCGACCCTCCTCGTGCCTGCCGCTGCTGTTGGTCTGTCCCCTGTCCTCATGAGTTGGACTTCCGGCTCTTCAACGTTCTTCCAGGTGTTGAGGTCAAGCTGCTGACCTTGGAACCCGAGAAACTATTGAACGGCGCCTATCGCTGTACTGTTTTGCGCTCTTCCGCGCCCGAGGTCGAGTTTGCCGCCCGGCGTGAGGTTTGGGTGACCTCACACGGCGTCCAGACCATTCTTCCAGTCGCTTGGAACAATGAATGTATGAGACGCGCTGCTCTTGATTTCGGTGACCTCTCTGTGCCATTTGAACAGGTGTCTCACCTCTTCGACGCTGTGCCCATCGCCCGCCACCTCATTCGTATGGGTCGCACATGGCGCGAACGTTTGTTTCCTTGTTACTTTTGGTACACTGAGGACGCTGATCGCATTGAGACATTTCATATCCCCCCTTTTGTCTTAGAGGGGCGTCTCTACCCACAGCGTGTTCCGCGTGTCGTCACCATTATGGCGAGATTGCTACTCCGCCTCTTTGTGATCTACTGTTGTGCGAGATTACAGTCTTCGGCTGTCGTCTTCCTCTCTGAGTTGATTCGCACTGCTCTGCCCCAGCTACCATCTGCAGTCACTATCGCCCCCCAGCCGTTCTATTACCTCCGTCGCTGGGCACTGTTCAAGCACGCCTTTTCCGGTCAGGCTTACCTTTACTATCCAGCACGATTGGGGCAGATTTTTGGTGATTGGTTCCGCCCGTACCCCAAGCTTTCGGTACCTATCCCAGCGGCCATTACAGCGTTTGACGACGCTCTCAACGCAAATCTCCAGCCGTTTGCTGGTGCGTATTCCAGGGTTGCTGATGCCTGTTCCCATCTCTCAAGCATCGCTACCGCGGCCGTCTCAGCTGCGAAACTGACTTATGACGACTCTTGGTACGGTACATTCAAGCGTGCTGTCTCTGACGGCCGCCGTGCTGCCACGATCACACTCAAGGCCTCCGGGCTGTTCACCACCGCGACCATCGGCGTTGTGGTGACCAGCTTTTCCACATACATTCCTTTGTATTATGTGGCTCAGGCGGTTAAAGAGTGTGTGATCCACCTTGCTTACCGTGCTTTTAGGCATCACTTCTTTTTCCCCGTTGAGACATTACCAGCCCGCATCCCACGAAATTACATGCCTCCAACAATTGCTGCTCATCCGCGCGCCGACGAGTTGGCCGGGCGCATTGCCTTGCGTGATCCTCAAAATTTCAGCAAGTCGATGTTGCTCGACCTCTACCGTCGCATGTGGAATGCTGGCAACTGGCCCCATGTACCTTCGTGGGCTGATGTCGAGCTCTCCGCCGAGATCCTGTGCTCGTCTTATGGCACTACGCCTATCCCTGCGCACCTACCCGGGTTCTGTATCACTTGTTTGCTCCGGGCCCCCACTTATCGCGGTGAATGCAAGCCATGTTATCGCGCTCGTCGTGCAGGTCCACCCCTCTACACTCCTGTAGATGTTTTCGTTGCCCGTGTCGGACGTGTTGGTCTGTACTCCGAACACTTCAAGCTCCCACATTTCGTCTTGAAGCCTGACGTGAAGTTCACCAACCGAACTAGCCGCCGCGAGTACATCTGCCCCAGTGCTGACTGGGTGGCCAAGATTGTGGCCCGAGACCCGCCTGTAACTACCTGCCGCGGGTTCAATGCCGGCCCGATTTTCCTCGGCCAACGCCCTAAGCTCTTTCCTGAGGGCGAGAGCGTCGCAATTCAAGCCTTTTGCGTCCGCTTAGGCATTGCCCGCGCCCACGTCGCCGACCCACAAGTCTGGCTTATCATGCGTGAGTTCCTTTACCCTTACCTGACTCCCATTGAGCACGAGTCAGAAGAGCAGTTTCTGTCCCATTTTCATGGACCTAAGCTTGAGCTCATGCTCGCCGCCCGCGACTCTGTCAACAACGGCGACATGATTTGGTCTAACAAGACCACCTTACCACTCCGCACCGGCGGTTTTCGTAAGACCGAGAAATCCTATTCCAGAACATACCATGGGCTTCTCGACTGGTCTGTACGACCCACGCTCAAGCCACGCTTTATCTGCTGCCCGCGCCCAGAGTTCAACTTCTTCGTCGGCCCGCATACTCACGCCCAGCTCAAGTGGCTGGCACAGAAGTTCCACTCCCGGCGCCACATGTTCTACGCCGGATGTGCAAATCCCGACCAACTTAACGACTGGTTGAATTGGACCCATTCCGAATTACCTGATGCTGTCTCTCTCGTTGACGACATAGAGGCGATTGATTCAAATCACTCTTTTGAGTCTTTCGAGTACGCCGAGGGCGCGTTCACCCGCATGTTCCCCGGCGCGCCTCCTGACGTACAACAGTGCGTCTTTTCAGAGCGCAACCTCAAACTGAAGATTGGTAACTGGTTCATTGAGGTCTGTGACGTCAACGGATCAGGGGTCCCAGACACAAGCTGGAAGAATGGCGTCATCTGTCTGCCAGCCCGTGTTCTAGCTATCTGCTTCGCCATTTGCACCACATTTACCACCATGTCCGGCGAAGACCGTCGCGCCTTCATAAAGCGCGTCCTGTCCCACATTTACACGAGCGCCGCTGGTGACGACGGCCTCACGCGCATGCCCCGTATCTTGCTGGGCTTTGATGTCTTCGATCCTATCTTCATCGCGCGCTACCAACTCTTTTGGAACTTGCTTGGATTCACAGTGAAAGTTGCCCTGCTTCCTGAGCATCGCTGGCGCATGGCTACTTACCTTGCTGCCCGCCCCGTTTGGGCTGGCAGCCGCTATGAGTGGGCACCGGAACCCGCTCGCCGCCTTCGCGGTGCCTTCTGGATTTACGACAAGAAGATCCACCCCACTGCATGGGGTCGCGGGATCGCCACTCAACTACTCTTCCAAGCAGCGCATCAGCCCGTCATTGCTGCCATTTCTAAGTGGTACTTATCCATTACTAACGGCCCCGTTGCGCAAGTCACACTTACCGACAATCCTCATTCACCATGGATAAACTATCGCACGTCTGGTGTCGCAAACAGCCGCGCCGATGATGAGTTCTGCGTTGACTACTGTGTTCCGCATGACTCTTTGAACTCCTTCCGTGAGATGCTCCAAGGCGTTTGTGACCACCTTGTGACAGTGAATCACTTCGTGATTGAACGCATTTTTAGCGAGGAGTCTTAACTCCTCTGCTCCCTCTCAAAATTCCCGTTTAACCGCTGGGCCGACCCGGCCGTGTACGACACCAATTAGCTATTGCTGCGAAGTGGTTTTTAAGTGCGTACACGTCCGTCATGTAGACGCCATTGCTGCGCGGCCGGCCCCGCCATGTTGCATGTAGCCTTAGGATTCCACTTTCTCATGCACTCACCTCTTACGGGATTCGAGAACCTTCTAACCAGGGACACGCAACTTTCTTTCTTTTGTTTGCTAGCCATTCACATGCCACAGGCAAAACCACAAACAAAGCCTTCCAACATGCGTCGTGCAACTCCCGCGCCGCAGGTTCAATATCAAAGATCACAGAAGAAGAAGACCCGCACGAAGTCTGCCAACACCCGCCGTCTCCCCGGTGACCTGCGTAAGCGGGTCTCCGCTAGAACCGCTGTGTATGAAAACGGCTCCGAGTCTAGTCTTGCGCGCGCCATCGCCCTGCCCAACGAATTTGCAGGCTACCGCTTCCCCACGGCCAGCATGCCTCGTACCTCGACCATTTCCTTGCGCGACTGTCAGACCGTCGCCACTGATGCAATGGTCCCTCCCGGCTTTAGTGCGGGCGATGTGCTCTTCTCACTACTTGGTCAACCTACTTGTCTTGGCTACTACACTGGTCAGGTTGATGCGGAAGCCCTGTACAAGGCCCAGTTCATCACAGACCTCGGGACTGGCACCCCGATCGTCACTGATTATTGGCGGCTGTTGACAGGCACCCTCAACTACAACTATGACAACCTACAGGACTGGGCCCCCGATAGCATGATGTGGATGTCGGGCGACAAGGTCCACGGGCGTACCATGGCT